AAATTTTTCTTTGAAAAAGCCATAATAAAATCTAATTAAAGGTTAATAAAACTAAGCTTCGTAAGTATCTACGAAAGAAATACCTAACTCGTCGATTACTTTAGAACCGGCAGAGAAGAAAGCAGTTACTAAGTGCGCACCATAATCTTGGTGGTACTCAATTTCTACTTTGATTTCCATACCCATTACAAGACCGATTGCAGACTTATGGAAGAAGAAGTTGTTACGAACATTAGAAGCTAATGCCAAACCATTTTCGTCAGCTAAGTTACCAATTTGCTTGAATTTGAAACCGTAGTAATCGTTGATCTTACCATTAGCAAGAACTCTATTGCTGTTGTAATCAGATGATGCAACAGTAGTTTCTTGAGTTAATGAATGGTGAGAATTGGTATGAATGACACCAAAACGATCAGCGGAAGGTACACCATTAATATCAAGTTGCTTTGCAGCTTCGGCTAATTTTGCAACGTTTAAGTTGGTATTAGCACCACCGATAGCAACGCCAACAGTGTTAGTGTATGAACCGTCTAATAGTTCTAAAGCGTCAATAACCACTTGGTCAACTTTACGGCCAGCAGCCATAGCAACAGCCTTAGCACTTTCTTGTTTAGCGTCAAAGTTAACTTCGCCTTGTAAGAAAATGTCAGTCCATTGAGCTACAGAGTATTTAGTAGTTTGAACTTCTACAGCAGATGCACTTTGGTTAGTAGCAACTACAGGAGTTCCAATTACTCTTTCAGCCGCAGCTAAAGTTCCTAAGATTGGGAATTGAGTTTTGTTACCGTTGATACGTCTGTATCTGGTACATTCAGCAAGAGTGTTACCTTCTTCCTGATAAGATTGATGCACTTCTGCCTCAAACTGTTTTACCTCTAAGGTATCTAAAATATTATTAGTCATAGTAATATATAATATGTTGTTAAAAAATTATTAAGTTTCCTAACGATAAGGGTTGTCCTTTTGGGGCCTTGATCTTGCGTACTTTTAGTTTTTACGCCAAAAACCGCTTCATCAGAGGCCAACATATTACTATGTCGGGTTAGTCAGATTCCGCTTTATATTTCAATAATAGTTCTTGAAATATAAAGAGTCAATTACTTTTTAGCTTTAGCCTCGTTCTCTTCGGCAACTAGAGCAGCACGCATCATTTTTTGATACTGTTCTTGCTGTGTTCTGTCAAAACCGATAGACTTTGCATTGTCATCTTTAAATTTAAATGCGTCAGCTTTCAACTCGGCAGCACTCTTTTGAGGTGTACCATTATTGTTTTGTAATCCTGGTGTTGATAACTCCCCACCAACTAAATGACGGTATAAGAAATCAATACCAGCCGAAGTATCAGCTAATGATTGTAGGATTTGTTGATCTTCCGGCGGTAATTTGTCAGTAAATTCCTGCAACTTACCAATAATAGTATCTGCCTGCGGCCCTAATTTTTCTTTAATCTGATCGTTTGATTCTGCTAAAGAAGCCATGTTTTTTAAATGAGCTTCTACTAGTCTTGACGCTTGGTCTTGACTTAGGTTCAACTCTTTAAATACTGGAATCATAGCTTTCATATCTGGGTCGTCTACAGATATTTCTGTTCCCTCCAAGCCTTCAACATTATTAAAATTAAACTCATATTTTTCTGGTGCTTTTGGTGCTGCACCTTCCATATCTTTGATTTTTGTACCTAACTCTCTAGCGTATTTGGTACTTTCACGATAACCTTTTTCTAGTTCTTCAACTGATTTATATTTTCCAGCTAATAAAGTTTGATTATTATTTAATTCCCCATCAGATGTATTGTCTGTTGGGGCAGTCGTTGTGTCATTAGACACATCGGCTGGTTGGCCTTCATTTAGATTTTCTGTTTCCATGGGAATCTACTTTTTTAATTATTAATAAAATTTTACGATAGAGGTTATTCTCCCCTTCACGCAATGCCATACCAATAGCAGTATTAACGCCATCGGTATACATTGATTGAAAGCTAGGCTTCTCTATTGTAATGCGGCGTAAAGCTTCAAGAGCCTTAGCACCTTTCTCGCCTTTGAAAGCTTGAGCAATCATAATTTCATCATCGCTCAAACCAAGAGATTCTATTTTTTGATTTTCAATATCCTCAAGACCTTTCCATCCGTCAGTCATATTATTTCTTTTTAGTTGATTTTTTGTAAATCCTTTTCTTTTTAGGGGCAGCCGGTTTTGGCTCTTCTATTTTTTCTTTATGATTGCACCAAATACACCATCTTGGTTTTGGTTGTGCTGATAAATAAATATGTCGGCCATTACGGCATCTTTCTTGAGTCATAGTTAAACCATTGGTTGTTCTGGCTGCGCACCTTGAGCAACACCAGCTTGTTGAGCTAATACTTGCTTGACAGCGTCCATTTGTTCTTGAGTTGGTAAAATATTTGACCTTACGCCAAGTAATCTTGAAAGCTCTGCACCAAATTCAATTGGGTTAGTCATCATCATTAACCCTTGTGGGCCAAAGAAGCCACTAACAATTTCAGCGTATCTTGTCATTGCTGTTAATTCTTCTTGGTCTTGAGCAACAGCTAATGGCGACACATGCTGAATACCAATATTATTACCATCAACAGTAAATCCACTAAGGTCAATCATACCTAATTCTTCTAGTATGTATAAACCTCTCATCATAATTTGTTCTGCGCCTTCACTTTGCATACGACCGAAAGGTGAACCCATACGTTTTGCCATTCTTTGCGCTCTATGTGCAATCTCGGTAGCTGTCTTAACCGGTGCGTCAATCTCGCCCATTGGTTCAGCCATCAAGATACCTTTAATAGATTTAATCAAATCTTGCATGATAATCTGGCTCACATTGAAATCAGCCCCACTACGAAGTGGTGCAATGCTCGGCCCATTTGGATTACCCGGATTAGCCATAACTGGTATCTTAGCACCCGGCTCCATAACAATATTCTCAAGATTGATAATACCATCATCAACCACAGTCCACATACCGGATATTGCTAAAGCAGCATTTTTAAGAACTAGCTCTTTAGTTTTATTTAAAGTTTTATTGTCAGCCAATGCTTTTAATACTGGGCCTCTTCCGTAAACTTCACCTGCTGATACTGCGTATCTTACATTAATCCACGGTTGGCTCTTATTCTCACGGTCAACAATTACTTCTTTTGTTTTTTCTTCCTGTACAATATAGCGGAAGCCATCAGTCATTTGTTCTTTACTGATAGACTTACCGCCCCTGTCTTGAGTAAGCACTCTACTTTTAACTTTATCTTGAATAGTGTACTCAATGATGCAGGTTTCTTCGTATGGATTAGTTTCTATTGCTGCTTGAAGCGTTTGAGATAACTTAGCATCTGGCCATGTTTCTTTAATAAGATGGTTTGGCAGTTTCCATTTACGGAACCTACCACCAACAGAACCAAACTTACCTCTTTCAAGATAAACTTGATCTAATGGTATAGCTTCAAAGATAAATGGTTTGTCTCTGGTACCTTTGTGCATAAGCATATTACCAGTACCAACCATCCAGTCCTCTAAGAACTCTGCTACTTGAATGTCAAAATTACTATTGTGAAGTGAAGTAAAAAATAAATCAGTAATATCTTCTAGTTTTTTATTAAGATCACCGGATTTGTCTTTAAGTAATGGGCCTAATTTAAGCTTACCCCAATTTTTCTGTGGTGGGAATATCTCGGCTTGTGCGTTAGATACTGCCTCGTCCAGTGCATCTTGACCGGTAGAGTCAAATATGCGATCAGTATTAGTACGCTTAGACCCTTCTTGTGGGTCATCAAACGTATCTCTTTGAGGCGAAAAATATTCAAGAGCCTCTTTATATGTATTGCGCCAATTTGTTTTACGGCTAACCGCATTTTGAAAACGCTTATAAAGAGTATCTTTTTTATCCATAAATTACGAAGTTAATTTGTTTGACTCTACAAAACCTTTTTCGGAAGTAGTAATAAGCGATGCTCTACCTCTTCCACGTCTACGGATACCTTTTAGTTCATCGGTATTCTTTTGAGCCAAAGCTTCTTTAGCCATTCTAGCCTCTTCTTGCTGGCGTTTTAATTCAGCCCTTTGTTCTTCGGCTGCTTTAACTTGTGCGCTATTGTCAGGCGCGCTCGGTCTACTTCCCATAATTAAAAATTAATTTTTAATTTTAACTTAATTGATCTATTCATCAAAGTCAACCTGTATATTATATTCAATCAACTTTGTTTTAAAACTCTCATATGTTTCAAATTCTTCTATGTTCTCTAAGTTAGTTGACA